CGCTCAAGGCCAAGGGCCGGGCGTACCAATCCATCTTCAAAGAGAAAAAAATTAAGGAGAGCATCCTGATCGAATTGATCGAGGCCGCGGAGGAAGACGCTGTTGATAAAGCCATCCAGGGCAAAGAGATTTTGAAGGAGAAGGACCGGCCGTTCAAGGTGGCCATCACGAAGAAGCTCGCCTCGGCGGATCCGAAGCCAACGCTCGGCGCCATCAAATGGCGGGCGGCGCAGCGGCGGGTGCTGAAGAACGTCCTCAAGAAGAACATCACCGGGCAGAACCCGAGCCTTCGGATATGGGACATCACCCAGGCCATGGAACAAACCATGCGGCGGGAAGTGGCCTCGTCCATCATGCAGGGCAAATCCTCGGCCCGGATCGCCTCGAACATCAAGAAGTACACGAGCCCGGAGAAGCTCGCCGTATCCGTTGAGACGACCGGCGGGACAGGCATTTATAAAACACCATTTAAGAACGCCATGAGGATAGCGCGGACCGAGACCAACCGGGCCTACGTGAAGGCGTCGGCGCAATTTGCGAAGAACAAACCCTGGGTGGTGGGCAAGGAGATCCGGCTCTCGATCGCCGGCAACCATTGCGCGTACTGCGAAGGGGAAGACGGCACGCGGATGAGCGTGGCCGAATTCGAGGAACTGGTGGACTCGGGCGGATTCCCGTATCACCCGAACTGCATGTGCTACGACGTCGACATCATTGACGAGAACTACCTGGTTGACGAGCAGAAGAAGGCGGCATGAACAGGAGGAATACCTGATGCCTTATCCGACAATTCAGAGTCTGCCGGCCGCGGTGAAGGTTTATCCGATGGCCAAACAGCGCCGATGGCAAGCGATATGGAATGACGTTCACAAAAAAACCGGCTCGGAGGAGCAAGCCTTCAAAGCCGCCAACGCAATACTCAAGGAGGAGTACGAAATGAAAAAAAACGGCTACCGCAAATTCGAATTTGAATCCGACCTGGCCGAATCGGTCGGAGGAGCCGCCATCGACAAAGAGGGCGGAGTTATAGGGGGGGTCGTTTTGCTGACGGGAGAGAAGGTATCCCGGAACAAAACATTCTACACGAAGAAGGCACTCAACGAGGCAGTCGCCCGCTACGAGGGAGCCAAGATGTACATAGATCACCCCAAAGCAGATGAGGGATCCAACAGGAGCGTCCGGGACTTGGGCGGCGTTTACAGAAACGTCCGCATCGAGGAAGGGAAGTTCTTGAAGGCCGATCTTCAGCTGTTGCCAAACCCCGAGATCCGCAACCTGGTCATGCCGATCGCCGAGTCCACGCCGAAGGGCGTCGGGCTTTCGATTCGGGATCGGGGCAAGGGCAGGGATGAGAATGGAATCTTCCTGGTAGAGGGCTTTGCCCCAAAGGGACCCTTCTCAATAGATCTCGTCACGGAGGCATCCGTGAATGAGACGTTATTCGAATCAGAACAAGGAGGAGATGAGGACATGAAAATCGAAGAGATAAAACTCGAAGACCTCCAGAACGGGAACCCCTCACTCGTCGAGTCTATCCGGGCCGACGAACGGGCAGCCGTTTTGAAGGAGTACGAAGAAGCAATCAAGAAGGGCGAGACCGCGGACAAGGTCATCCTGGAAGCAAAGAAGGATGCGATCCTGGCCGCCGCCAAATTCGAGAAGGACGTCGCGGAAGCGGTCAAGGCATTGATCGCCCCGGACCACGTCACGATCGAAGTCGCGGAGGGAATCGTCAAGAAGCAAGCGGAACTCATTGAGAAGATGAAACCCGCCCCGGCTGATCCGAAGGTGAAAAACGCCGGCGGATCCAAAGACGGGAACCTGGAAGAAGGCCATGAACCGACCGATGAAGAACTCGTCGAGTCGATCATGAACGCTTAAATCAAAGGAGGACACAGAAAATGTCAAACGCATTCGTAAAGATGAACGGGTACGAACTCACTCGTGCCTATCCTGTGGGCTCTGGGGTTCTCATCGAACCGGGAGACCTACTCAAACTCAGCGGCGGGAAGATCACCCCCATGGCCGCTGCGGACGACAACCTCACCTTCATCGGTAAGGCCGTGGAACGCCACGCTGCCGACGCCGCCTCTGGTGAGATTACCATCGCCTTGGCCAACGCCAACGTGATCTATGAATACGACCTGGACGCCGCCACGGATATCGCCGTGAACGACAACCTGCAATGGGCAACCAAGCAGAGCCTCTCCAAGTCGGACACGGACCCCATCGCGGTCGCCGTGGAATCCAAGCTGCAGGCCACCAAGATCCGCTGCGTGCTTAAAGCACCTGCGAAAATGGTCGGCGATGCAAGCTAACGATAATCTCAAAGGAGGACTGAAAAAATGTCAAAAGAATTAGTCAACCTCGTCGAGGGCTACGAGAAAAAATACGGCGCCCCGCGGGTCGCTCATCAGGAAGTCGCCAAGAAGGTGAAATCCCTGATCGAGGACAAGAAGCTCGACCCGTCCCGCATCTCCTTCAAAGGATTGTATGAGCAGCTCGTCCAGAAGAAGGAACTCGAAGAAAACCTGACCTCCTCGGCCTTCCCCGTGATTGCCGGAGAGATCATATCGACCGTGACCATCGATGCCTATAAGAGCTTCCCCAAAGTCGGGGATCAGCTCGTCCGGACCGTTCCTTCCAAAGTGAAGGAATCCAAGGTCGCCGGATGGAAGGCCATCGGGATCATTAAAGAAGTCCGTGAACGGGAATCCTACTCCCAGGTGACACCGCCCGACGAAAAATACGTTCGCATCAAGAACGACAAGTTCGGCGGCCTCTTGGACCTGACCAAAGAAGCCATCTTCTTTGATCAGACCGGGGAGCTCCTGGACCGGGCCCGTCAGCTTGGAGAAGAAGGCGCGCGGTTTCGTGAAGAAAAAATCATGAACACCATCTGCGACGTCCTCTCCCAGTCATATGACCTGGGCGAACTCTACGCGGCCGGCAACAGCAACCTCAAGACGTCCAACCCTCTCGGCACAACCGGGTGGCAAAACGTCCACGTCGCGCTCATGGAGAAGAAGGACGAACAGGACAAACCCATCTGGGTTTACGGGGAACGCCCCGTTCTGGTCATCCCGCCGAACCTCTGGCCGACGGCCCAGAAGCTCGTTCAGAATGAGCGCGGAGATCTGGGGACGGCGAATCTCGACGTCAACCTGGCGCGCAACATGTTCGACATCGTCGTCAATCCTTACCTCGCTTCCGGGTCGACGACCTGGTGGTACGGCGGATTTAAACGGCAGTTCCGATGGGAAGAAATCTGGCCGCTCGAAACCTACTCCCGCGTGGGGCAGGACACCGAGGACGGATTCAACAAAGACGTCATTCAGCAATTCAAAGTCTCCTTCTATGGCGGCTGCGGTGCTGTTGACACGAAATACGTCTTCGAATCCCAGGCCACATAAGGAGGGCATCATGAAGAAAGGTAATCTGCTTGCCGCCGCATTCGGCGCGATTGCTTTCGTCAGCCTTGCCTTCGGTGCGTACACGAAATTCACCGATCTGCAGACGACGGGAGACCTCATTGTTGGGGACGCTCTCACCGTCAGCGGAGCAACCACGTTAAGTGGCGGAATTTCAGGTGCGACATCCCTAACGGGGAACACCGACGTCACGGGGACATTTGATGCCACCGGAGCGATCACGGGCGACAGCCTGACGATCTCCGGCGTTGTTGATGTAACCGTCACGACACCAACCGTCGCCGGCATGTTGGTCATCGACTCGAGCTATATTCTTTACATAGCGACAGCGACCACATCCGTCAACGACTGGATCAAGGTCGGAACGCAATCGTAACTATTGAGGATTCGCCCCCGCCCTGCAGATCATGAGCTGTGGGGTGGGGCGGTCCACTAGGAGGAAGAAATGGCAAACGTATTGGTAAACAAGGAGATAGTCAAAGCCGCCCCGAAGTCGGTCTATTTGCTCTCCGGATCGGTGGACACCGCGGAGACCGCGGTCACCAAGATCGACATCTCCGGACTTCCGGGCGCGCCGGAGCGCATCAAAATCTGTTGGGTGAAGTGGTCCACGGAAGGACTGAACGCGCAGCTCGCCTTTGACCGGGCAAGCGGCGGCGACGCCTGCGTCCTGGTCGGGGGCGGCAAGATAACCGACCCCATCGAAGACATCGGAACCGGCGCCGGCACCGGGGACTTGAAACTCTCCACGCTCGACCTGGCCTCGGCGGGTAACCGCGGGTATTCGATTGAGATCTGCGTGGAAGGAATACCGGCATGACAGACGTAGAGATATGGGCCCTTCAGCAATTCAGCGCGAGCGGCTCGGATGTTCGCATGTACTACACCACCGTTGGGGAAGACACGAAGCTCGAATACATCGCCGTCTCCCCGGCCATTGACGCGCCGACAAGCGCGGCGGCCTGGTACATTGGCAAGCTCTACTACAACGGATCCGGGTGTATGACCCGATTCGTGAAGCTCGCGATTCAGAACATTCTCGACGACAGGGCGACTCTATTCCCGTGAGGTTATGAATGGCATGCAACTGGACACCAATATTAAATCCTTTCACCGGCCGCCTTCAGATCATCGGCTCGGTAACAGGGGGGAGCGGAGCCGTGGCTAGTCCGGCATCGATCCTGGCGAAGGCTGTCGCATCGAGCGTCGCGGCCACCGTGAAGACAACCGTCGTCACGCTCTCGGCCGCGCAGGACACCTACATCACAGAGATCATCGGCTCCGGGATGGAATACGGCAAATGGTTTGTGGTGGTCGACTCGGTCGATCAGGCGGTCCGCCGCGGCGGCTCTGACAGGGACGTCGTCTGGACCTTTGTCAATCCGCTGAAAATAGACTCCGGCTCGGTCCTGGACCTCAAGGTTCAGCACTTCGTAACCGGACAGACGCCAGACTTTGAGGGCACAATAATGGGGTACACCTAATGGCCGATTTACCAATACCGCGCAACGCGCTCGTCTCACCGACAAAAGAGATTGACGAGATGTGGATCCAGGTTCAAATCCAGGAACGCAAATCAATGGTCGCCAGAAAAAAACAAGATATCGAAGATTTAAAGAAGGGGCGTATACTGGACCTGGAGGCACAAATAAAACTACATGAACTCGAAATTAAAGAACTCGAGGACAGGTTAATTAAGTCCCGTGCAATACCGGGTCAAGCAAACTAAGGAGGCAATACTATGGCAGATGGACACTTCCCAACATTAGTTTCGGCTACCAGAGACGCCAACGCGTCCGGCAACCCGATGTACATTCAAATAACAGACGGCACCAATACCGCCAGCGTTACGGCGAACAACGAGCTTCAGGCTATTCTCGGGGCGAACTCGGGCGTTGATATTGGAGACGTTGACGTAACGAGCGTCATACCGGGGACCGGAGCAACCAATCTCGGTAAAGCAATCGACACAGCGGCCGGATCGACTGACACCGGCGTCGCGGCTCTCGTCGTTAGAGACGATGCGCTCTCGACCCTGACCCCCGTTGAAGGCGACTATGTCCCTCTCCGGGTGGACGCCAATGGCGCCCTCTGGGTGACCTTAACGGCCGCCGGCAACTCGAACATTATCCAAGATGACTCGGCCTTTACGCCGGGGACATCCTACGTCGGGGCGGCCGGATACCTGGCCGATGAAACAACCCCCGACTCCGTGGACGAAGGGGACATCGGCGCAGCCCGCATGACCCTGGACCGCAAGCAGCTGATCGTCCTCGCGGACGCGACAACCGACTCCCAACGCCTCGCCATCGACTCGAACGGCGCGGCCTCGGCCATCCTGGCGGCAAACTCTGGGGTTGACATCGGCGACGTCGACGTGACCTCGGTAATCCCTGGGACGGGCGCGACGAACCTGGGCAAAGCGGTCGACTCCGCCGGCGG